AATATTATCGTACATTATTCATTAATGCTAAACTAACTGGCGAAGGTTTATCTAGTTTTCGTAAAACACTACAAAAGTTTATTGAGAATAAACCATATCAAAATGACGATAGTAGAAGAAGTGACATTAATCGTTATATTGGACTAGCACGTTGGCTTGAGTTACAATACAATGTAGATACTACTATCGATCAGCTCAGTGAAAGTTGGGATAAACAACAACTAGAAAAAGCATCAAGACGTATTCAAGGTACAGTGCCATTTAATAACTATGTTAGTTATTTTACAAAAGATGCACATTCAAAACTTAAAGACCCAAAGGATTACGAAAATCGTAAACTGCTTGTACGTAATGTATATGCATACACACATAAACAAATTCGTTGGTACGTTTGTGCCAGTGAATATGGTGCTGTAAAAGTATGGGTACACACAAAGCATAATCCATTTATAGACTGGTTTGAAAATCGTATTAACAATGGCGTAGAAATTAATGTAGTTACTAGTAAAATATTATGTAACATTGACGATTCCACACCATATATCAAGATTGATAATTTCTTTGTAGATAACTAAATATCCACATGAAAAAATTAGTCTTTTGTACCGCCTTCTTAATGGCTGGCTGTGTAGCCACGCCTATACCTGACTCTTCTCAAACTGCTAGACAGTATATAGGACTTGACGAATATCAAGATAGAAGTGAGCTTAGAGACTTAACTGGTGTTGATCCTGTACGTACAGAATGGTGTGCAGCTTTTGTTAATGCTATACTGGAATTAGATGGTATACCTGGCAGTGCTAGTGTAAGTGATCATCCTCTAATGGCTCGTAGTTTTTTAGATTGGGGGGTGGCTATAGAACGTGAAAATGTAAAGCGTGGTGATGTTATTGTCTTTCCAAGAGGCAATCGTGGTTGGCAAGGGCATGTTGGGTTTTATGTAGGGGAAAGTCCTAAAGGAAACTGGATTATACTTGGCGGTAATCAAGACAATGAAGTCAGTTATGGTATATTTAATCCTAACAAAGCACTAGGTATACGTAGATACCCGATAAATACTACTAGTCCAACGAGGACTTTATGGGGATTCAACCCCGTAGACCTAGAACGTCAAGGAGAAAACAAATGGGAAGACCACTAAACAAGCGTTATTTTGCTGATGCCACAGATGGCCCAACAGCTGCAGGTAACGAAATCAAAGTAAACTTTAATTCAGGCGCAGGCGTGAAAGAAGGTTTTATCGTAAAACAAAAAGCTACTAAGAAGTTTGTAGTATCAGAAGTCGGTGCAGCCGATACAACTCACATCTGTAAACTAGCATGGGGCAAATTGCCATCAGCACTAGCAGAAGGTGAAATGGCTATTTCATTCAAAATGGATGATGGCGAAACATACGGCGTAAGTAAAATTGCCGGACGTAAAGCTACACTAGCAGCTCCAAGTGCAACAGGCGTCAACGCATATGACGGTAAGTCAGTGCCATGGAACTTTACAGCATCACTTGCTGATGGTGCGGCACAAGTTGAAGAAGCTGGTGACGACGATACAGCAGGCGCAGATGATGATGATTTCACAGATGACGCATAAGTCTAAAGTTTAATTGTAAACTTGCACCCTTGGATAAATACTTTATATTAAAGTTATACCAAGGGTGTTTTTATGAAAATTAACGAAGTTACACAAATAGTCGAACAGACTGAAATTACTCTAGAAGATACACAAGACTTCCACGAAGAGTTTGGATATCTAGCATATAGTATAGACGAAAGTGATCTATTCGAAGCAGAGTACCAAGGACGCAAAGTCAAATTAAACAAGCCAATGCGTGGCGATGTTAAAAAGTTTAAAGTATACGTAAAAGATGGCGACAAAGTAAAAAAAGTAAACTTTGGTCACGGCGGCACAAGTGCTAAACGTAAAACTATGCGTATACGTAAAAGCAACCCAAAGGCACGTAAGAGTTTTAGAGCAAGACATAATTGTGATAATCCAGGACCAAAAACAAAAGCACGTTACTGGTCATGTAGGAAGTGGTAAGCTATGAAAGCAACTGATTTAAACCTGAATGAAATGCCAGCCATGACGTTGCACGGTCCAGATGGGTTTGGACTTACACAATACAGTGGCGATGAGTATGCCCTAGTGGGCGGCTTTAGAGACGGCGCAAGCAATGCTGGCGAGTTAAGATTAAAGTATCAAATATATAGTCATGCTCTTATTGATGCCAATAACGGTGATTTTTCTAAAGGTGAAATTGGTTACTGTGTTGTAAGAGTAGCAAGTGACGATGGACCAGATCAAGGTGAAATACTAGGCTTGATTGACATTGAACTAAAACCAAAGTATAGAAAAAGCGGACATGGCAAAAAGATTGTAAGAGATATAGTTGATACAACAAAGTCAGGCAATTTAGATATACACGACATTCAGAAAAAAGCCAAGAAGTTCTGGGATAAAATGGGTGTCGAGTATGATGCCAAAAAGCCGGGTGCCAAGAATGCCGTACTTAGAAAACAAACTGAGAGCTTAGACGATTTTAACAAAGACGAACCAAATAAAAGCACAGTAGTAATACCTGGTTATGGTACTATGAACATTGACACCCTAATGAAAAATGTAATTGACCAAACAACCAAAATGCTACAGCAAATGCAAAAAGGAACACAAGGTTTTAGAAACGCAGACTATGCATTAAACAGTAACAAAGTATTACCTGCCAAACTAGCTGCACTAGTACAAGCATTGGATGATTTACAAGCAATTCGTAGTAAAGGTGGTGCACGTAGTAGAAATATTCAACAAGAAGCAGAACAACAGCAACAAGAACTTCCAGTTGACATGGAAAAAATTATGGGCAACATACAAGAGTTCGAAAGCAAAGGGTATGTACAGCCAGAAGATGCAGATCGTATGCGAGCAAGTGTACAAAGTTTAAGTGTTCCAAGACAAACACAAGACCCACAAGCACTTCTACAGTTTTTAACAATGGTAACAAGATGAAGATCAGTCAAATTATATCAGAAGCAGGTGTAGGTAAAATTACCAAATACAATACAACTGTTGATGTAAAGCCTGGCGAAACAGAACGTCAAGCGGCTAAACTATTTCCTATGAACAAAGGCGGCAAACCAAAGCCTCTTGGTGTAAAAGGTGCTACTCCTAATCAAGCATACAATTTAGGTCTGGTAAAATGAAGATCATCCAAATCACAGAAAACATAAGTCATACAGCAAAACGTATTCGTGACATTGAAAAGGAAAAGGGTGTAACACCTGGTACTCCTGAATGGTTTAAACTGTGGTTTAGTTTACCTTATCTTAAAGAGTCAATAGAAGAAAACTTTGCTGATGGTAAAGTAAAAGGCAAAAGCAGACCAGGGCGTGTAAAACGTAGTGGTGCTAGTTGCAATGGTAGTGTAACAGAATTACGAGCTAAAGCAAAAAAAGCCAGCGGTGAAAAGGCAAAGATGTATCACTGGTGTGCTAATATGAAGGCTGGTAAAAAGAAATGAAGGTATTACTACTTGGAGATAGTTTCGTTCATACTGATCCACAAAATCAGGTTACAAAGCATTGGATAAATTTATTAACTCGTTGGCATAACTGGCAAGTTGATGCCTATGGTGTGCCAGGTAGTGGTCCTTGGACAGCTATCAGGGCGTTCATGAAGCTAATTAAACAGAAAGATTATGATTTAGTAATTATGGCATGGAGTGAACCTAACAGAGTTTACAATCTTAGTGGTGAGTCTAATGTTGACCAATTACAAATAATTGACAGTTATCAAAGTAATTTTGTAGACGATTGGGTTTTGAGCGTACAACAAACAGGATTAATGAACTGGTTTGACCAATATATAAAACAACATCATCCAGATACTCAGTTTTGGCACTTCCATTGTTTTCCTGATAATGATTACAACAAATGCAAAGATGGTGTAGATCGATTATATCATATATTTGATCACGGCGTTACTATGTATCCGTCACTAATGTATTACAGCGTTAATTGTGACCAGACTACTTTTTCTTGGGAACAATTTGCAACAGATCAAAGAGACGGACATCTTAGTGATAGTAGACATCAATTAATATTTGATCGTTTGAATACACTAATAAGTCTCAACATTACAACTGGAATATATTCACTAGAACCAGGATTACCATCAATTCAGGACACACATAATCCGTACACGTTACGAGAGGAGTTTACTCCATGAAACTGTTTTTTAAAAAGTGGTGGCGCAGTATGTTCCCACAATATATACTTGAAGTTAAACATCGTGGCGTTGAGCGCCGCATACACGTAGTAAAATTTCATAAGAAGAATATGAAAAAATTGGCAGGTGTAAATGTTCATGGCGAGACCTTTGAACTGTTGAGTAAAGAACCAATGGATTACTATGTAGTAGAATACAGGGATGATTTAAGATGAAATTATCAGAGTTATTAAACATCAGCTTCCCAAAACTTGGAGAAGCTATGAGCAAAGATGATTTAAAAAAGAAAATGCAAGATGATCAAAGAGAACGTTATTACGACTCTATGTTATCTGCACTACATCGCCTTGTTACGAGTAAAGGCAAAAAACACAGTATCGGCAGTTACGCATTTGAAATTGGTCGTACATTTGGATTTAATGGTAAAGATCTAGAGCAAATGTATCGTGACAAGTATCATGTAACTGAGGCAGATGAATACCAAGTAACACAACCCATGTTAAATAAACTGGAATCATATTTAGATCAACTATTTGGTTCACTTGGTATTGATGTAGAGTTTACACGACATTTTCTTGATCGTGTAAATGATGAAAGAAATAAGAAACAAATCACACTAAAAGAGCTTGCAATTTTGTTTAAAGACACTTATACTAAGTACGGAAAGAAAATAGCACAAATGGGGCCAGATAGCGAAGCTGTTATAAAAGATATGCGTAGTGATGTGAACTTGCCGTTTGCATTAAACTGGGATAACACCAATCAAGAACTAGACTTGGTTGCAAAGACTGTTATGCGCAAGAAAAACTTTTATACTCCCGATCCAGAGCTTCCACTAACATAAGAGGACAAAATGCGAATAGCAGTTTTATTTACTGGACAAGCCAGGTACCTCTCACAGTCAAGTTTTTGGTATCGTGAGAAGACATTTCTTGATCAATACAAAAATCTTGACGTAGACTACTATGCTTATATCTGGGACGATGGCAGTGACAATCTGGATGACAGAATTAAACAAGCATATGATCCTGTAAAGATGGAGATTGGCGACTACAATGAAGCTTTTCATAGTCACAGACATCAAATTAAAATAGCTAACGAAAACTGTACAGACTGGAATTTTACAAACGAATATATGCAACATATCATGTGCTATAAAGGAGATGAGTTTGACCAGTTTGCATACAATTTTCCAGGTATGTATTTGGCAAGTGCTCGTGGCAGTAGAATGGCAGGACCACTTAGTGAATATGATGTTGTTATAAAAACAAGAACAGACAATATGTTTAATAACATGCAAGAAAGACACTGGTTACAACTATTCAACAATATGAATAGAAACCCAGCGTTTAGTGATACTATCTTTACCCCCTGGATGCGTATTAGACAAGGATTACCATTCTTTGGTGACTTGTGTTTTATAGGTAAACCAGACCTAATGTATAACTTCTTACATCAAATTGACGATCAAATGTTACGTATGTCTACAACTGACAAGCATTTACTGAGTGACTTTTTAGTTGATCCAGAGATACCATTTGCACATTGGCTATGGAGTAGATGTAGTTTATACAGTAAAACTGACTGGTTAGCAATCAGTGTTGTATGGCCTGTTCCATTTGGCAGTGCATTGTTACGATCAGATGTGCCATTATACGATAAAGACTACAATTGGATAGTAGGATCATACAATTTAGAAGAAAAACGCAGGCATGACCAATTGTCACACCAAATTGGTGGTAACGATAAATAACTATATATAGAAAATCCGGAGAGTCTCAATGAGATTAGAAAAAATTCAAACAACCCAACAGGCGCAAGCTAAACCGACTGTGGCAAAAGTAACCGAAGGTTATGCAGTGCGTGATGTTAATAACAAAGAAGTAAAAGTTTTTGAAGACATTGATGTAGCAAAAAGTTACATGAAGCGTCATATTAAAGAACTTAAAGAAGGTCGTGACCCAGTTGTATACATGAGTGAAATTATGGAAGGTGTCCTAGATGATACTGACGACGATGGATGGATGGCAAAAAGCGAACTATACAAACTTTCAAAGTATGCTATTCAGTTACACGGCATGATACAAGACAACGAAAATTTAGAGCCTTGGGTACAAAGCAAAATTACAAAAGCTGCTGATTATATTAGTTCAGTGAAGCATTATATGGAATACATTGAAATGACTGACGGGCAACCGCAAGTTATTGACGATATGCCAGATACTATTGAGATGCCACCTGAAGGAATGTAATCATGAAATTTACGGAGTTTGGTAAAGAATTATTAACTGAAGAAGCAGCACTACAAATTGTACCAGACAATTTTAAAGTCGGCGTGCAGGCTGCTAACGATAATTTTGCGCCCAAAACTCCAGCACAATTACGTGCTGAACTCCGTGTAATTGACGGTGGGTTAAACGATGCACAACGAAGAGCACTTGTACAAGACATAAAGAAAAATAGATCATTATGGAGTCGTTTAAGTGCTTGGGGTGCGAAGTCCTTAGGACGACATGGTGCCGTAACTGTTGCATCAGGAGCATCAGGACCAGCCGCTGGGCATGTAGCAGTTATAACAAACCTTGCATTACTAGGTTACGATGTTGTTAGCTTGGGTAGTGAGATTTGGAAGTGGGCAAGGGGTTCTGATGATGTAGAACTTCAACGAGCTGAAACTAGTGATGAGTTAGTTGCTGGAGGCGCTACACTTGTTGAGTTAGGCGTACCTCGTCCAACTGGTATGGGCGCAGACGATCCATATGAGATACGTCATTTAACACAAATGGTTGCTAATACAGTTGGTAGTCAAAAACAGATGTTTCAAAGACAACTGGACATGCGTCAAATTGAGCTAGAACAAGACCAAAGTGCATGGGACGTTCAGTATGGTGTAGACTTTAATACAGATGGTACACCAAAGTTTGGTAACTATGAAGATGCTATTTCTAGAGAAGCAACTCGTGCTCGTAAAGCAGAATTACAAAGAGCTTTAGATAATATTCCAGCCGCAGATCCAGAGAATGACATACTACCTGGAGAGCCAGGCAGTGACACTGATCGTGGCAGTGCGGCAAGTGGTCAAACGCCAGTCGCAGATCCTGCAAACGATGTGTTACCAAATGAAGTTAATGTAACTACTTCACAAGCAGCTAATAGTATTATGCAAAATCCAAATGCTACACAAGCTGAAATAGATGCTGCACTAAATTGGTATAGAGATAACAGTGTTACTAAAACACCGGCCACAACTACAACCCCCCAGACAGACACAGGTGGCTTAGAACTATTTGACCCAGGTAAGGCTCTTTCAACCGACACACAGTATGCTGATGTAGAAGTTCCACAATCGTTAAGAGATGAATACGCAGAGGTACTTGCTACTAAGAATGCTATCAAAGTTAAAAACTTTTTAGATAATTTATCAGACTCAAACGCAGGTGCTTTGCGATTGCTAACCCCTGAAATAACAGCTGGATTGCCAGCAGAAGTGTTTCCACAAGAGTTTCCAGAGCTAGAACCACCAGCAAATGATCCAAACCGACCTCCGTTTAGACCAACAATTGTTCCTAATCCAAATGAACAACCAAAAGATCCTAAAAAGCCGGAAGAAGAGGTACCAGTTGAAGTACCAACTAAAACACCAGCAGAGATTCTTCCTTTTCCTGGCCAAACGCCTCCACCAAATGATCCTGCTAATGAACCAAGTGATGATCCAAATGATAATCCAGATCCAGATGAACCAAATGATAATCCAGATCCAGAAAAAGAAGAACCAAAAGAGCCAGGTCCAGAAAAAGAAGAGCCAGAGCAAGAACCTGAGCAAGAGCCAGAGCAAGAACCTGAGAAAGAACCAGTTAAAGAGCCAGAGCAAGAACCTGAGAAAGAACCAGTTAAAGAGCCAGAGCAAGAACCTGAGAAAGAGCCAGAGCAAGAACCTGAGCAAGAACCTGAGCCAACACCTGGTAACGACGACAAAGATAAAGATAAAGATGGTGAAGAAGAAGATGACGGCGACGGAGATGGCGAAGAAGCAGAACCAGATGGCCCTGAGACAGATCCGGGCAAGAAAGTAGTACCATTTCCTGGTCAAACACCGCCAGCTAATGATCCAGCTACGGAGCCGGATGATGGAGATATACCAGCGAATGACGATCAGCCGCCAGCACCTGCTACTGATGATCCAACACAACCGGAAACTCCAACTATTGATGAGCCTGGACCGATCGTTCCTGAGCCAATTACTCCTGTAAAACCACTTACAACTCCTGAGCCAATTACTCCTGGTATTCCAGATCCAGAGCTTGATCCACAGGTTGATCCTAATGTACCACCAACGCCTAAGGTTGAGCCAACACCTCCGGTTCAACCTGAGACACCAGTACCTGATCCTACACCTACACCAGGTATACCTGATCCAGAAATTAAGCCAGAGGTTAATCCAGAGCCTGCTCCTACACCAGGTATACCTGATCCAGAAATTAAGCCAGAGGTTGATCCTAAAACTGACCCAGGGGTTAATCCTGATACAGAGACTGATCCTAAAACTGATCCTGATGGTGAGCCAGAGGTTAATCCTGATACAGAGACTGATCCTAAAACTGATCCTAAAACTAATCCTGAGCCTGGTCCTGCTATAACACCTGGTCCTGCTATAACACCTGGTCCTGCTATTGCTCCTGGTCCTGCTATAGCTCCTGGTCCTGTTATAGCTCCTGCTCCTGCACCTAGGACTAGGCTTAATCCTAGAACTAATCCTTCTAGAATGAGAGGAAGAGGTCCTGGAATGATGGGTGGTTTTGGTGGTGGCAATCCATGGGATGCAAATCAGTTAAAATTTTCACCAATAAATATTCGAGACCCACTAAACTTAAAGAGATATGGATAAGACATGATAAACGAAGCAAAACTAATTATCGCTGAAGCGAAAGAAAGTAGATTAAATTACGCCGTTACAGGACACAATTTTGATCGTATTAAAGCAAATATGTATTCTATATTTGAATGCTATGCAAATGGTATTATTGATTGGAATGTTTCAAAATCAAAACTAAAAACTGCAATTAGAGAATACATACATTTGTATCCCAAAGACGAACGTGCGGTAGAGATTGAAATTATGCGTGAAGAATACAAGCGCATTAACAAGTATTACAAGCAGGCATTGGATGCTTATCGTGTAGTTTCTGAAGAAAAAATGACCAACAAACTAGTTGCAAAACAAAAACTAGATGAAAGTGTAGCAAAACATCACAGTGATGTATTTTATAACAAGCGTACACTTAGTGAAAGCGAACTTAAAGATATAAGCACACTTCAAACTTGGGATCGTGTAATGGAAGCATATCCACATCTTACACGTCATGATGAAGATTGTGTGCGTATGCTTGAAAACACATATGATACCAAAGACTTTGAATTTAATCCAAGAGCCGGACACAGAGATCAAATGTCACATCCAGAAAATCTTGGACTAGGTGCAGAACCAAATAAATTATATAGTCCACGTCCTAAGTTACGTCCGAAAAAACTTGCACCAGCTACTAGCCCACGTCCTAGAATGCGTCCAGCTAACTTACAAATGCGTCATGATATCAACAAAGCATTACAGCAAGCAATAACAAGTGAAGGCCATAGCCCACACAAAAAAGGTACTGCAAAGTATAAAGCACATATGGCGGCAATGCATGCCGAAGCAGATGAGAATAACAATGGCTCTTCTACAGGAGATAAGATTGCTCAAGCAGTAGGATATGGTCTCCCTGCAGGATATATAGCTTACCAAATGCGTGATCGGTTAAAAGGTCTAGGTCAGCGTGGAGCTAATGCAGTTAAAAATATTCCAAAAAATATAGAAAACAAAAAAATTGCACGCCAAGCGGCAGCTGATGTAGTAAGAAAAGGACAACATGCAGCCAGAACTGGATTAACTTCTATTCAGGGCGGTAAAGGCAGTGTTCCAGATACTCGTACACACAAGCCACATCTAAGACCAATCGACGGCGGTAGGCCACCTAAGCCAGCGGTTCCTAAACCACCTAGCCCACAAGCAACCAATATTGGTGGCGGTGGCGGTAAAGGTAAACCAAGCATTTTAAAAAGAGCTGGAAAAACTGCCGCAAACATCGGTAAAGGCGTACTTGGTAAGGCGGCATTGCCATTAGCAGTTGGTATTGCAGGTTATGATGCGGCACGTGGATGGAGAGCAGATCCTAATGCAACTGTTGGACAAAAGTTTAAAAATGCAGGTAACAGTGCATTACACGGAATGTCATTTGGGCTACTAGGAAAAGATCCAACTAACGAAGAAGTATTTGAGTATTTGCTACAAGCTGGTATTACAGAAGAAGCATTAACTGAATGGGCAATGGAAGGCTATAAAATTATGCCTCCAATGGACGACAAATATCAGCCACGTGATGGTTTAGAAGGTCCATTTAGTACACTAAGTGGTAAAGTTGTTTATTACGATCCAAAAGAAGGCAGTTACTACGATCCAGATACAGATATGTATATGTCATATGACGAGTTTCATGCACACGACAATGATTACGGTGATATGAAAGATGAACATGACGAAGTCAAAGAAGCAGAAGAAGGCTATGACTACATTGCATGGCCTGATGAAAAGACTAAACAGTGTGCAATTGACGCTATCGGTTATGGTATCCAGTCAAATGATGCATACGAATACATTGTTAGTAATTGCGGAAATGAACATAACGAATGGCTAGAAGATAACAAAGAAGATATTCTTGCAATGTTTGACAGTTACGGATTATCACACTTTGATGAAGAAACTACATTGGGTCAAGATATTTGGGAAGAAATTCGCAATAAAGCATTTCAACAGTTTGATGAAACAACAAGCGCAGGTGCTATTGCAAGTGTAGCGGCACCAATGGGTAAAATGAAGCGCCGTAAAGATAGTATCTTTGCTGATAAAGAAAGCAAGCAAACTGCTATTAGTGAAGCACAGTTTGATGAAGCGGCAGGCGAAAAAGATGCTTGCTATCGTAAAGTAAAAAGTCGTTATAAAGTATGGCCAAGTGCTTATGCTAGTGGCGCATTAGTTAAGTGCCGTAAAGTCGGTGCTGCTAATTGGGGCAATTCAAAGAAGAAGTAATATGCTTATAGAAGAGATCGTAACAGAAAAATGCTGGAAGGGCTATAAAAAGAAGGGCATGAAAACCATGTTCGGCAAACGTGTACCCAACTGTGTTAAGAATGAAGCGGTTGGTGGCAAGTATAGTTCATGGGATCATGAAGAGCCAGCAGATTATAGTTTACACTTAGAAAAAACATTTGGTGCTCCTGATGAAATGACAGACGAGCAAACTGTTTGGCACAATATTGATGGATTTAAACGTGTGGTAGTTAGAGATGAATACATACTACACGGATCACCAGCACCACACTATGACTTTATATATTGTTATGTTGACTTAGAGGTTCCAGAATCACTTAGTGACGAACTAGCAAAATGTAGTGGTAGTATACTAATTGATCATCTAAAGAATGAAGTAGGCGCACGTTGTGGTAGCCTTACTGCAAATGCAACTACACTAAACTTTGTAATGGATGTAGTAGCAGGCAGAGTAGAACCAGCTAAAGAAGAATACGAAGCTCGTATACTTGGTATGAAAGACAAGTTTGAGCGTGGTATGAGATATTCGTTAGATTGGTGGTCAGATAAATCAGATGATGCAGATCCAGACAACCCTTACTATGCAGAAGGATTAGGTGAAAATCTAAGAGCTTGGTTTGGCAAAGGTAAAAAAGGCGGAGCTGGAGGCGGCGGATGGGATCGCTACAACACAAAAGGTGAACGCATAGGTAAATGCGGAGACAGTAAAAAAGGCGAAGGCAAACCTAAATGTCTTAGCAAATCACGTGCCGCAAGTTTAAGAGCTAAAGGCGGCAAAAAAGCAATAGCAGCAGCTGTACGTAAAAAACGTAAAAATGATCCAAACAAGAATCGTAGAGGAAAAGCTAAAAACGTTAGCAACACAACAAGGAAATCTTAGTGCAAGGTGAATACAGAACATGTAAAAAGTGTGGACACAGATGTCACTGTTACCAACCAACTTGCAATGATTGTATAAATGATGTGTGTACTGGATGCGATTGTGAACCCACTGTAGAACTTGGAACAGATGCCAGAAGTTGGCCTTGGCAAGATAGCGGTTTAGACAGTAATTTTAGATGAACTTATGTACAGAAGAAATAGCATGGGCAACAACTGCTCCCGAGGATTTATGGATATTCGATAAACTTATATTAGCAAGACATCTTGGTTATACTTGTGGTCCAGTAGGAACTAGAGTTTCGAAATCAGATTACTATATTGTAAGACCTTGTGTAAACGCTATAGGACTTGGACTAGGTGCTCAAAAACACTACATTAAAGATTTTACAGATCACTTAACACCTGGACATTTTTGGTGTGAAATATTTGAAGGTGATCATATTAGTGTAGATTATCTTAACGGCGAACAAGTACTAGCAGTACAAGGACATAAAAATCCTGCAACGTATACGCAATGGGATCGTTGGGTAAAAGTAGATGTTCAAATACCATTACCTAGTTGTTTAGATTATATCAAAAACAAATATGCTAAAATAAATGCAGAGTATATAGGCGGGAATCTAATAGAATTACATCTTAGACACAACCCAGATTTTACTATAGGACGCAATGAATACATACCTGTATGGCATGGACAAGACGAAATACCACCCAAAGGTTATGAATTCATTGAAGATCCAGACGTTCATGGGCGTATAGGCGCTTGGGTTCGATAAATACCAATACAAAAAGGGAGTATTCATTATGAGTACATTTGAATTTGAATTCACAGAAGATCAAGTACAAGAACTATTACACGGTAATAAAGAATATATCGAATGGTTCGAAGCAATGGAAGAGATACTTCCATATTATGAGATAAACACTGTTGATAGGGTTGCAGGATTTATAGCACAATGCGCTCACGAAAGTAATAACTTTAAAGTTATTAAAGAAAACTTGAACTACAGTGCTAAAGGTCTTAACGCTGTATTTCCCAAGTATTTTGTGAGGGCTGGCAGAGATGCTCAAGCGTATCATAGACAACCAGAAAAAATTGCTAACGTGGTTTATGCAGGGCGCATGGATAACGGAGATACTGCAAGTGGTGACGGTTGGCGCTTCCGCGGTAGAGGAGTTATCCAACTTACTGGTAGACACAACTATACAAAGTTTGGCGAAACACTAGGCTACACAGCAGAACAAGCAATCAAGTATCTTAAAACCAAAAAAGGCGCATTAGAAAGTGCATGTTGGTTCTGGAAAACAAACAACATAAACAAATATGCTGACAAACAAGATATTACTGGTATGACCAAACGTATCAATGGCGGTACTATTGGATTAGCTGATCGCAAAAAACACTACAAGCATGCACTAGAAGTACTAGGCGGTAATTGGGCACCTCCGCCATTTACACATAGCACTGTGAAAAAAGGTAGCAAAGGCGAAACTGTAAAAGCAGTACAAAAAGCCTTAGGTGCTAAAGCAGACGGTGTATTTGGTCCAGGAACAGAAGCCGCAGTAATAGCATGGCAAAAAAGCAGAGGCTTGGTGCCTGATGGCATAGTTGGCAAAGCCACACTTGCTGCAATGGGAATTAAATAATGTTAAGCAAACAATGTAAACTACACTTAGAAGAAGTAGGCGAAACAGGCTTGCAACATATGGCAATAGCACTAAAAACCGCAGTTAGATTACAACTGTTAGTGCCTGCATTAATCATTCACAGTGTTGCACCTAGGTGTTTTACAAACACAGCAACTAATGTAATGAAAGATATATTGGAGAAGAGAAAATGAATTGGGTAAAAGAACGTATCGGTGAACGCACCACATGGGACGGTGGCGTGATGATTGCAATAGGATTAATTGCATTGTTTGCAACTAGCTTTATCAAACTTGCGGCAATTGCAGCAATTGCATATGGCGCATGGACTATCTGGAAAGCAGAATAATATGTGGGAAATGATCGAACGCATGGCTAGCGATAGGCTTTGGATTTATACTGCTCTTGCTGGCAGTGTGTTTGGTGCAATATTTGTTGCATATATGACTAGCACACGTATAGGACTTTGGTTTTATGCTAAAGTTGATAACTGTGTAGACTATTTGGTAGAGCGTTGGGGCTGGACATGGTTACAGCAACCAGAAGATGCTTGGCGTCAACGCTATCCAAAGATTACAGCAAAAATAGATGAGCTCGAACAGCGCATCAAGAAGTTGGAAAAGTGACCCGGTGGGAACGTATAAAAAACTGGTGTACAGTAGATCGTTGCGTAGACTTAATAATGGACGCAATACTATTGTTCTGGGAAGTTATTACTAGTCCCATATTGATTGTTATGCGTCTAGCAAGATATGTACTAGGCAGATGGGTTATAGAAGGCTTAAAAAACAAGATAAAAAAACTAATACATTGGCTGAAAACTAAACCAATTTGGGTGTCGTTTATTATTGGGCCTATTGCTGTCATAATATTGTTTTATATTCTAGTAGCTATATGGCTAGGCGGAGAAATGCTCAAACCAGAAATATGGAAAGAAGACGATATTATCGTTGACAACCCTGAATAATTACTATATTATGTAAAGAATACAAGCCAAAGGAGGTATTCATGCCTGTACGAAGTTTTAATGATTCGGAAATTAAAAAGTTAAAGCAATTGATGTCTGAAGGTATTCAGGTCACAGGAGAGGTAGAAACTCTCAGAGAAGGTCTCAAAGACACAGTAAAAGCTATTGCAGAAGAAATGGACATGAAGCCAGCTTCACTTAACAAAGCAATTCGTATTGCATACAAAAACGAATTTGCAAATGTTCAAGATAGCTTCAGTCAAGTTGAAGAAATTTTACAAGCAACAGGACGAGATGTTTAATGCTGGATTTGCCAGTAATTGAAGTACAACATTACACGGACAAACTATTTAGAATTAGAACAGAACGACCTCGCAGTTATAGATTTACTGCGGGGGAGTTTGTTATGATTGGTTTAGATGATGCACCTAGTAGAGCATACAGCATTACTAGTGGACCATACGACGACTATTTAGAGTTCTACAGTATTAAAGTACAAGACGGACCGCTAACAAGTAAACTACAACATGTAAAAGTAGGCGATACTATCCGTGTAGGCGAAAAGCCAACGGGTACACTAATACTTGCTAACTTAGAACTAGGTGGACATCTAGTAATGATGGCTAGTGGCACAGGTATTGCACCGTTTATTAGTTTATTACGTGAACCAGAAACATATGATCTATTCGATAACATCACTGTCACGTGGACTACTAGACTACATGCAGAACAAGACTGCTATAGAGACTTCTTAAATGAGATGCCAATTGAATATATCAGCACAGTAACACAAGAGCCAGCTGAACTACAAGGACGTATACAAAAGTTTATGGAAGATGGCACTGTAAAGATTGACAATCCTGCAGAACAACGTATAATGTTATGTGGAAGTGTAGCATTTAACAATGATCTCAAAGATCACTTTAACGAATTAGGTTTCAGTGAAGGTAATAAAAAGACACAAGGTACGTTTGTGCAAGAAAGGGCTTTTGTAGGCTAATGTATGTAGACGCACTAATCGACAGAGATAAAGATATTATACACGTGGTTGAACGTGTAAACGGAAAACGTGAGTTTAGAGAATATCCTGCACGGTATTTGTTTTACTACAAAGATGTTAGAGGTAGTTACGAAAGTATC